TACATCAAACTCGGGAGCTAGTAAAACTCAGATGCTTATAGGAAACTATAACCATTACTTAGGAATGATACGTGCGGTGACAGGATTAAATGAAGCTAGAGATGGTTCTACTCCTGACCCAAACTCATTGGTTGGCGTGCAGAAGTTAGCTGCTTTAAATTCAAACACAGCTACAAGGCATATACTAGATGCAAGTTTATTTATGTACAGAAGTTTAGCTCAAGCCTTAACGTATAGAGTATCTGATATTTTGCAGTACGCAGATTTTAAAGATGAGTTTGCTAATCAGATAGGAAAATATAACGTAGGTATCCTTAATGAGATTAACGATTTATATATATATGATTTCGGGATATTTATAGAGGTTTCTCCTGATGAAGAGGAAAGAGCACAGTTAGAGCAGAATATACAGATGGCTCTATCTAAGGGTGATATAAACCTAGAGGATGCAATTGATATTAGAGAGCTTAGAAATCTTAAAGTTGCTAATCAACTTCTTAAAGTTAAGCGTATTAAGAAACAAGAGCGTGATGAAAAGATGGCTATGCAGAAGCAGGCTGTTACAGCTCAGCAGCAGATTAAGTCACAGCAGCTTGCAGCTCAAACAGCTATGCAAAAGATACAGGCTGAGACTCAAGCCAAGATGCAGATTAAACAGGCGGAGGTTGCATTTGATATTCAGAAGATGAATAACGAGGCACAGCTTAAGGCTACGCTTATGGATAAAGAGTTTGACTTTAATATGCGTCTTAGAGATATATCTGAGAATGCACTGCAAAGCAGAGAGACTCAACGTGAAGAAGCTAAGAGTGCTCGTATAAGCCAACAAAATACAGAACAAAGTAAGTTAATAAGTCAGAGAAAAAATAACCTTCCTCCTATGAAGTTTGAGTCTAACGAGGATAGCTTAGATGGTTTTGATTTGTCTGAATTTTCACCTAGATAGATATGGCTACAAAAGGAAGAACAAAAGGAAATAAGATATGCCCTGCAGGAATAGCTTGGGCTAAAAGAACATTCGATAGGTACCCGTCAGCGTATGCAAATATGGCTGCGAGTAAATATTGCAAGGACCCTAATTACGCTAAAAAATCAAAGTAATGGGTGAGTTAAAGAAGTGGAGAGACGAGAAGTGGGTTCGTATTGGAACCGATGGTTCTATTAAGGGAGCCTGCGGTACTAGTAAGAATAAGAAAAACCCTGACAGGTGTTTACCTCTAGCTAAGGCTAAGAGTATGTCTAAGTCAGAGCGAGCAGCTACAGCAAAAAAGAAAAAGAAAAGCGGACGAACAAAGCAGTTTGTGTCTAATACCAAGGCGGGAAAGGTCACATCTAAATACGCTTAAATCGTATCAATTAATTGTTTAACTTTGCATAAAATCAAATCAAATGGAATTAAAAGTAAGAGCAGTAGACGGTATAGAAGAAAAATCTATAGCACAAGTCGAAGAAGAATTATTAGAAAAGCACGAAGAGCAGTTTGAGGACTCAACACCTAAAGAAGAAGTTGTTGAGCAGGTAGTAGAGACTACTGAACCCGAAGGCTTAACTGAAGAGCAAGTTCTTTCACATATTAAGAATAGATACAATAAGGAGATTTCATCAATGGATGAGCTTTTTGCTGAGAGAGAATCTCAAGAAGAGCTACCTGAAGATGTTGCTGCTTATTTTAAATATAAAAAAGAAACAGGACGTGGGATAAGTGATTACGTTAAGTTACAACGTAATTTTGATGAAGCGAATCCTGATGCTTTGCTACGTGACTACCTTAAGGCTACGGAGACAGCTCTTGATGATGACGATATACAGTCATTAATGGATGAGTACTCCTACGATGCAGACTTAGATGACGAGTCGGATATTAAGAAAGTCAAAGTAGCAAAGAAGAAAGCTATTGCTAAAGCTAAAAACTACTTTATTGAGCAGCAAGAGAAATACAAGCAACCCCTTGAGTCAAGGCCGGAAGCTATCTCTGAGAGTGAGAAGGAGCAGTACAATGCTTACAAGCAATATTTAAACGAAGCTGCAACGCAGCAAGAGGAAACTAAACGAAAGTCTGAGTGGTTTATGCAGAAGACTGATGAAGTTTTTAACAATGAGTTCAAAGGTTTTGAGTTCAATATTGGAGAAAATAAAGTTACGTATAGTCCGGGTAGTGCAGAAGAAACTAAGAAGTCACAGTTATCACCTATGAACTTTGTTAACAAGTACTTAGATGAAAACGGGCTTATGAAGGACGCTGTAGGATACCATAAAGCGTTAGCAGTTGCAATGAATCCTGAAAAGTTTGCTCAATATTTTTATGAGCAGGGTAAGGCAAATGCCACAGAGGATGTGATGAGGAAGACTAAGAACATCAATATGACAACTCGTAACACACCTGAGGTATCGTCTAAATCAGGGACACAGTTTAAATCTTTAAATAATGATTCAGGTCGTGGTTTAAAGATTAGAAGTATTAAAAGAACATAAATTTTAAAAATTAGAAAAAATGGCAGGAGCTATTACAGGAGCTGCAGGGCAACCGGCATTACAGCCGAGTGCGGAGCAAGTTGCATTACAGAGTAACTATATTACAGATTTTAACTTCTTAAATCAGTATCTACCTGATACTTATGAGAAGGAATTTGAGCGTTACGGAAATCGTACCGTAGCATCTTTCTTACGTTTAGTAGGAGCAGAGATGCCTTCTAACTCTGACCTTATCAAATGGGCTGAGCAAGGAAGATTACACACTAAGTATGTTGACGTTGCGTGTGCAGCAGGTGTTGCATCATCAGCAGTTTGGACTATTGGAGACAATTTATCTCCGGGTACGGGTACTATTGCTATACGTGTAGGTCAAACAGTTATGTTGACTAAAAATACAGGTGGAGCAAACCTTAAAGCCTTAGTTACAAAAGTAGGTGTAGCAGGAGGATTAAATGCAAACCAAATAGAGTTGGCGTACTATGGGTCAAATCACACAGGTGTTACTGCAGATAAGTACACAATGTTTGTTTACGGTTCTGAATTTAAGAAAGGTTCAGCAGGAATGGTAGGTTCTTTAGAAGCTGATGACGTATTCTTTGAAAACAAGCCAATTATCTTAAAAGATAAGTACGCAGTATCAGGTTCTGATATGGCTCAGATTGGATGGGTTGAAGTAACTACTGAGAACGGTGCTACAGGTTACCTTTGGTACTTGAAGTCAGAGCACGAAACTCGTTTACGTTTTGATGATTACTTAGAGACAGCTATGTTGGAAGCAGTTCCTGCAGCTACAGGTTCAGGTGCAGAAGCAGCTTTATCTTCAGCAAGTGCAGCAGGTACAGTAAACGCAGGTTCTGAAGGTGTATTCTACTCTGTAAGTCAACGTGGTAACGTATGGTCAGGTGGTAACCCTAACATATTAGGTGACTTTGATTCAATTATTCAACGTCTTGATAAGCAAGGTGCGATTGAGGAGAATGTAATCTTCGTTGACCGTCAGTTTGGATTTGACATTGACGATATGTTAGCAGCACAAAACTCTTACGGAGCAGGTGGTACTTCATATGGTTTGTTTGATAATGACCAAGAGATGGCGTTAAACTTAGGATTCACAGGATTCCGAAGAGGTTATGACTTCTACAAGTCTGATTGGAAATACTTAAATGACCCAACTATGCGTGGTGGCTTACCAACAGGTCCGGGTTCAGGTCGAATCAATGGGTTATTAGTGCCTGCAGGTTCAACTTCAGTGTATGACCAAATCTTAGGTAAGAACGCTAAGCGTCCTTTCTTACACGTACGTTACAGAGCTTCACAAACTGAAGACAGACGTTACAAGACTTGGATTACAGGTTCAGCAGGTGGCGCAGCTACTTCTGACTTGGATGCAATGGAGGTTAACTTCTTGTCTGAGAGAGCTGTATGTACTTTAGGTGCAAACAACTTCTTCTTATTCCAAGAGTAGTAGATTATAAAGGGAGTCTGTTCGAACAGACTCCTTTTACTTTTGTATTTTGTCACAAATTTAGCAAATATTTGTGACAACTATTTTTTAAATTCTAATTAAATTCAAATGAAAAAAACAGTAGAGTACGTAGATAAGCAGTACAAGCTATTAGGTCAAGACGCACCTTTATCGTTTATGCTTGCTTCAAGAAATTCAAGAAGATTCCCATTACTATGGTTTGATGAGGAGAAGGGAGAGCAAAGAGCACTTCGATACGCAAGAAACCAACAGAGTCCATTCGAGGACGAGCAAGATGGCAACGCAATACTAGAGCCAATTGTATTTGAGGATGGGTTTTTAACGGTTCCAAAATCAAACCAAGTATTACAGAAGTTTTTAGATTTACACCCTGCAAAGGATGTTAAGTATTCTTTAGTTGATAAAACCAAAGAGGCTTCTGAAGTACTAGAGGACTTAAATTTAGAGGCTGATGCGTTGATTGCAGCTCGTGAGTTAAACATAGACCAAATAGAAGCGGTTACTCGTGTAGCGTTTGGTACTGACCCTAGTACAATTACATCATCTGAGCTTCGTAGAGATATTTTGTTATTTGCTAAGCAGAACCCTGCGGCATTCTTGCAGGTTGTAGGAGATTCATCTTTACATATTGACTCAATGGTACAATCATTCTTTGATAAAGGCGTGTTAGCTTTTAGAAAGAATAAGAAGGAAGTGTTCTTTAACACTCCTACTAATAAAAAACGGATGCTTGTTATTCCGTTTGGAGAGGACCCGTTATATGTGGTCTCATCTTACTTACAAAGTGATGATGGTCTAGACGTTCTAGAATTTCTAGAAAAAGTCGCAGAGACTAAGTAGTGAAAGGGAGGCAGAAATGCTTCCTTTTTTTTTGCTATCTTTGTGACATTATTAATCATTTATGTAGTTAAAACAAAAAAAAGAAGATGGTTAAATTTATAAATAACTTAGACTTAAGCCTATGGCAAAGTATTTAGGAATACCACTTCAGGTGGCAAGCGGTACGACAGTCACTCCAACCTACGGGTCACCGGAGTTGGTTACTAATGGAGATTTTGCAACTAATTCTGATTGGACAGAGGGTGCAGGTTGGGATATAGATGAAGCAAACAATAGAATAACTAGAACTGCTCAAAGTGGGACTACAAGTGCATCTCAAGATGTCTCTTTTGTAAGTGGTAAAAGATATATTATTACATATACTTTAGATGTTTCAGCAGGTTCATTTTTAATTAGATTAGGAGGAGATGGTGTTTTAGACACAACTGCAAGAAGTGTAGATGGTACATATACAGAAGTTGTTAATGCTAGTGGAAATTATGATATATTAAATTTAAGAGCATCTGATGGCACTTTTGCAGGTTCTATTTCGAATGTATCCGTAAAAG